TTGTGGTGATCAGTTTGGTCCTAATGCGGTGGCCTATGTTGGCATGGTAAATACATACATTGGTACAACATGGGAATCAGTAGTGGCCGCCTATCCAGAACTAACAACACCAACTTATGAAACAATCGATGGTCAACTAACAGAAACAACCAAACTAAAAAATACCTTAATCTTATGACCGTTTATTTTGTAATACCAACAAACCTATTTGATTACTCATTACCGCTTTATAATAATAAACCCGTTGATGGTTCCTACATTATGTTGTCTGAAATAGAAGACAATGTTGTGGTTCAATTCATACCTGATACAACACCAACTGAAGTTTATGTATGTTGCTATTTTTTAAGTGGTTACATTGGGTGGGACAGAGAATCAGTGATAGATAGATATCCCGAAATTATAACAGTATTATTATCTGAGGAACATGGCGAAGAAACTACTATATAAAAAAGGAAAGTTAACAGACGCTCAATTAAAGGTGCGTGACTTAGCTATGGGCGATCTACGTGCTTTTATTGCTCTTGTTGCTCCTGAACGTATGCTTGGTAGTTGTCATGTTGAGCTGTGTAATTTCCTTCAACGACCAACAGATAAACATCAACTCTGTATCTGGCCTCGTGCTCATCAGAAGTCTACAATGGTTGCATATTGGTGTGCTTGGCATATTGTTAATAACCCAGAGATAACAATACTTCTTGCTTCCGCAACTTCTGGTGTTGTAGAAAAACAGCTTGGGTTTATTAAATCAATTCTTGCAGGACAAGTTGTTGCAACGTACTGGCCAGAACTTATGGCAAAACCAGACGGCGGCAAGTATACTCTCTGGAGAAATGACGAGTTTTGTGTTGAACATTGGAAACGTGATGATGAGAGTATTCGTGATCCTACTATGAAAGCTGTAGGCGTTGGTTCTGAGACAACAGGACTTCACTTCGATGTTGTTGTACTGGATGACATTGTTGTTCTTAGCAATGCAGATACAAAAACAGAGCGGGACAAACTGGATACTTATTACTCACTATTAAACTCTGTATTAAACCCAGGTGGAGTAATTAAAGCTGTTGGTACAAGATACCATCCTGATGATCTGTATAATTATCTTATCAACATGACTGAACCTATTTATGATGATCAAGGTGAGATTGTAGAGCAGGAACATGTGTATGAAATAACAGTTAAGGTTGTTGAGGAGAATGGGCAGTTTCTATGGCCACGAACACAACGTAAAGATGGAAAGTGGTTTGGGTTTAATAAAAGAGAGTTGGGGCGAGTTAAAGCAAACTACAGAGATAAAGCACAATTCCTTGCTCAGTACTACCAAGATCCTTCTGACCCAGAAAACAAACGCATTGAGAATTTTCAGTACTACGATTCAACTAAGTTACAGTTTTTAAAAGGCGTGTGGAATTATAATGGTCAGCCTTTGAATGTGTTTGCGGCCATTGACTTTGCTGCAACATTATCAAAGAAATCCGACTACACTGCTATTGTAGTTATTGGTATTGATGGTCATGGTAATTATTATGTGCTGGCAATTAAAAGATTTAAAACAGATAAGATTTCTGTAATGTTTGAAACTTTAAGAACTTTGTATGATAAGTGGAAGTGGGTTAAACTAAGAGCAGAAACATCCGGACAGCAAAACTTAGTAGTAGAACAAATTAAAAGTATGAACCAAGAAAACCAAGTCTACTACACAATAGATAAACACACACCGAGCGGAGATAAGCAAATTCGCATTATGTCAAATCTTGAGCCTCGGTATGAAGCCGGTAAGGTGTGGCACTACGTTGGTGGTGAATGTGAAGAGTTAGAGAAGCAGTTATCAAGTACAAAACCACCACATGATGATGTTGCTGATGCATTTGCTTCTGCTGTTGAAATTGCTCTTAAGCCAAGACGAACTAAAAAGAAATCAGATACTAATGTTATTTACCATCCTAAATGGGGAGGCGTAGTGGGTTAATGCTACAAATTGATGAGACTACATACATGGAGCAAGACCCTGTGGCCGACTATGTTGTTTCTCTTTGGAACAGGGACAACAGCGATAAGAGTGCTTGGTTGAATGATGTGGCAGAGGTTAGGAATTATATCACTGCTAATTCCACACATGACACTATTAATTCTACTAACGGTTGGAAAAACAATACTACCATACCCAAGATAACGCATTTATATACAGGTCTTGTAAGTGTGTACATGGCCGCTCTTTTTCCAAATGATGAGTGGTTTAGGTTTGAGGCTTCTGATAAACAGAGTCAGGATAAGGCTTTCATGATTGAGTCTTATATGAGAACCAAGCTTAGGATGTCACAGTTTACACAAGAGTTTAAGAAGGTTATTTCAGATTGGGTTTTGTATGGAACTTGCTTTGCTGGTATTGAATGGGTAAAAGAATACACTACAAGTAAGACAACTGGGGAAAGAATTATCAACTATGTGGGACCAAAACTATTTAGGATTAGCCCACTGGATGCCACTATTAATCCGAGACTGCCATCTTTTGACGAGTCTCCTTTTATACGGCGACGATTTGTTTCTTTGGGTAATGTACTTAACCACAACAAAAAGCGTAGCGGTATAACATATGACGAAACTAAGCTGGCTGAATTAGCTACTAATCGATCATCTCCATCTAAAGATTGGGTTGATTACTACAAAGATCGTGGCATAGAAGTAGATGGGTTTAATACCTACACAACCTATTTACAATCGGGCCAAGTTGAAATCCTTGAGTATTGGGGTGATGTACTTGTTACTCAAAAAGATGGCACAACAGAAGTGTTGGAGAACCAAGTAGTTATTATTGCTGACCGTATGTATGTGTTAAACATGCGAGATAATCCAGCATGGGATGGTAAGAAACCTTTTGGCTATTGCCCTTGGGGTATTGTGCCGGATAATCTATATGGCCAATCAGCTCTCACTAATTTAATTGGCATGCAGTATCGATGTGATCACCTTGAGAATATGAAAGCTGATGTACTCGATCTTGTGGTTCATCCTATTGTCAATATCTTTGGTGATCCTATGGAGGAGTTTGAATGGGGTCCAGGCAAACAGAACTTCTTTGGGGTTGAGAGCAGGGTAGAAATACAAGCCCCGCCAACAAACGCACTACTATGTGACAGCCAGATTGCTTTATACCACAGCCTTATGGAAGAGATTGTAGGCTATCCTAAAGAAGCTTCTGGTATGCGTACTCCTGGTGAAAAGACAGCCTTTGAAGTTTCTATGCTTCAAGGTAACGCAGACCGTATTTTTCAGGACAAGTTGTTTCAAATGGAGGGGATGCTCGAACGTATTCTAAACACTATGTTTGAAATGCTTGTGCGGAATATGGATGTTACAGATGTTGCCAGAACATTCGACGACAACAAAAACTCTCTTATCCTGTTAGACATTACTAAGGAAGATGTTGTTGCGGATGGTGTATTCAGACCCGTTGGAGCAAAGCACTATGCATTAAGAAATAGAAAGGTGCAGGAGTTGCAGAATGTTCTAATGTTATCTCAAGATCCTAAATTGGCACCACATATTAGCGGATACAACTTAGCAGAATCTATTATGAATGAATTAGGTTATGAGGCAGATCAAATTGTAGCTCCTAATATAGGTACAAGAGAAGCCTTTCAAACGCAAATGGTAATGAACCAAATGACCCAGGAGGTACAAGGTGAAGCTGGTCCACCTCAAGCCATACCTGAAGAATAAAGATGCGGCAGATGCTATAGAAAAAAGTGCCGAGCATTATAAACCATTAGTCCGATTATTAAATGAAGTGTTTACTAAAAAGCTTGACCAAGTTGATAGTATACCTTCTGATGCTACTAACTGGACTGTGAAGCGTGCCCTTGCTGACGGCAAGATGGGGGCATATAAAGAACTACTAACTATTTTAAACGTGGAGGAATGATGACAGAAGAGCAAGTATTGGGTGAAACCTTGACCGAGGATGCAGCTCAATCGGACCCTGTGGCAGAGCTTGTAGGAGAAGGTAAGAAGTACGCAACCGTTGAAGAATTGGCAAAGGCTAAGATACACGCCGATAACCATATTCAAACTCTCATACAAGAAAAGCGTGAGTTGGAGGCAAAGACAGAAACGTCCTCTACAGTTGATGCAATTTTGGCAAAGCTTGATAATCCACAAGACCCAGTGGTAGCTGAACCAGCCAGAACAGAACAAGAGGCAGTTGACATTGCTGCACTTGTTGAGCAGAAGCTAACAGAAAAACTCACAGCAAAAGACAAGGAAGCAGTAGCAACAGCCAATAAGAATATGTTCTGGTCTAAACTAACAGACGCTCTTGGATCAAAAGAAGAAGCTAAGTCTGCGGTTAAGGCATACGTTGGAAGCAATGCTTCGAGGTCTGCTATGCTTGAACAAATTGGTTACACTTTGCCGGAGGATGCATTAAATCTTGTGTTAGCCTCTACCAAACAACCAACGCAATTCTCAGAAGGATCAACTATTGTCTCACCACAAGGCGGCAAAAAAACAATGTCGTATCGGGAGGCTGTTAAAGCAGATCCACAATATTTTGTAAAAAATCCACTAAGCAACTAAGGAGTAAAAAATGGGTAATACAACTGGTAATACTGGCAATCTGATTAGAAGTGAAGTTTATAGCCAGATGATTAAAGAAGAACTTGAGCCTGAACTATTTGCACAAGAACTGATGATGATGGTCACAGATTTTCCTGATGGGGATAAGCTCAAGATTCCTGTACTGACCAACCTTGAAGCTGAGAAGTATGTAGAAAATACTCCGGCTGCTATTCAACCTGCTGAAGCTGGCGTGTTTGAACTTGAGATTACTGAGTACAATCAATCTGGTATTAGTATCACAGACAAACTTTCTCAAGATGCTTTTTATAAAGGTGTTCTTGATGCTAAGTTTCCTGCTCAGATTTCTCGTGCTCTTCTTAAAAGGCTTGAGAATGATGTGTTCCTGCTGCATAAAAAGCAAACAAATAATGACGCAAACCTAATTAATGGCTTTCCTCATAGATTTGTTTCAACAGGTAACACCAATACAACTATTACACTGGCTGATATTGTTAAAGCTCGTACTGGTTTGACTAAAGCTAACGTTGATCGAATGGGCCGTATGGCTATTGTAGATCCGACTGTTGCTGCTCAAATGTTGCAGCTTGATGGCTTTACTCGTCAGGATGTATATGGCAACAATGACAACATCAAAACAGGCATGGGTTCTACCAAATGGATCGGCCAGTACATGGGATTTGATTTCTATGAGTCTAACATGCTTGATGAAGCAACAGCCCTTGATTATGACACCGGTGGTGATAAGGTAGCTAACTTGTTTGTTGGTGCGGATGCTTTTATTGGTGCTATGCGATTGCCTGTTGATCTTAGATTCTGGCGACAAGATGAATACCTACGAGAAGTTTTTCACGCTACTACTCGTTACGGTCTTGATCTGTACCGACCAGAGTCTCTTGTAACTGTACTTACAAAATCAGGCACTATTTAATAAGGAGAAATACAAATGGCTATTATTGATTACCTTGAAAGAGTTCCAAGCTCAACTAACCAACTAAGTAGCAACCAAGAGTTTATTGAGTTTGATCTTGCTGCATCTGAAGTGTTCCAAGCTCCTGTCACTGGATACTTTATTGGTGCTCGGATTACAAACACTGTTGCTCTTGATGGCACAGATAAGTACTCAGCATTCACAGTAACTAATACAAGCACATCTACTGCTATGAATACTGCGGCTGCTTCTGCTAACCCAACAGCAATTCGTACCACAGTTGATGTTCTTCCTATCACCGCAAGTGACGCTAATGCTGTTACTCAAGGTGATGTTATCACAACCACAGCTACTATTGGTGGTTCTGGTGCTGGTCTTGTTACTTTGATCTTTGTTGCAGGTTAACCACAATGCCCCTTCTTTTGAGGGGGCTTTTCTTTCGGAGGCTTTATGGCTCGGTACACAGTATTACAAGTAGTAAACAGAATCCTGGATTCTATAAATGCAGACACTTCGTCAGAGTCTCAAGAAACTGTAGAAGCGAAACAAGTACGATCATTAGTTACAACGGTGTATGATGAGGTAACTTTAAATTTTCCGTGGACTTGGTTAAGGACAAAAGACACTGCTGTACAACCTGTTGGTGGTGATCCAAATGAATTAACACTGCCAACAAATTGCATGATGGTACATAAACTATTCTATGCTTATAACGAGGTTTCCTATGTATCTCCTGAAATATTAGAAGAGATTATACAAAGCAGGGCTTTAGCTGGACAGGGAACTAATGGTGTTATTACAGATGCCTACCCAACATATTATACAATTTATAACTCTACTACTATTGTATTTGACAGCTACAATGTTACTACGTTAGCGGGTTTGTGTGATCTTGTATATCAAAAGAAACCAGATCCAGTGTATGAGTATGCGGATGTTTTAGATATTCCCGATCGTGTTTTTAATTCAATCTTTTATAAAATGCTTGCCGAGGCTTGGGGTACTATTAAAAGAGATGAGAACAGAGCCCGGTTGTATGAACAAAAAGCAATGCAGTCTATGGCAAATAACAAGCGATGGTCACGCACTGTTGTAGATGATTACATTCAAGACATACCTAACTATGGAAGGCCGACAGTATAATGTATAGTGTGGTAACTAAAAACAATGGTTATGTGGTGACTATAGATAAATCTGGAATTATTGAAGGTGGATTCTGGTTAAATAAAAAAGCGGCTATAGAACATAAGAATCGATTAACTATAGCTGCTAAGGAATATGCAAAAAAACTAACAGAGGCCCGAAGAAATGCCAAGCAAAAAAAGCAATCTGACGTACTTTGATTTCCGAGGTGGGTTCACTTCAGAGGCAGGGTTAATACCTAAAGATCCTTCACTATATGAAAAGTTAGAAAATGTAGATATCAATAGAGACGGTAGTATATCTCGTAGAAAAGGATTAGGTTCTGGTACCTTGCCAGTAGGAACACTATCAGAAGATGCCTTTATAGCTCCTTCAGCTATTGTATTCCAACCGGAAGAGTTACCTTCCAACTACGGTATTGAGGGTAGTATACAAGATTACACAATACTACAGGTTGGTAATAAACTTAATTTTTATGGCTCTGTAGGTAAGGGGGAAGTAGTTGTTGAAATAACGGGTGAGGATTACACTTTTTCTACAGACCCCACAAGTTATAAAACAGAGTTCGCTATTGATGACAACACAATCTTCTTGTTTAACAAGAACCTACCTATCCACAAAACTATATATAGTACAACAGACACAACCCCTTCCTTTTCCACAACTGAGATAGTGCTAAAGGTAAGACAAAACACGAAGAATCAGAGCGACATTGTAAAGTATGCCTCTCCTGTTCCTGGAGCAGATGAGAATTATTATGTGTGTATAAAGAGTCACACAACCGGGGCCGGGGGTAGTGGTGATGAAATCTTCCCAACAGATACAACCTATTGGGAAAGATATGATAACTTTGAGGGAGAGACATATACAAATTTTACCCTTGCTACTACTTATTTCTCAAATATAATTGATTCTTCTGAACTTGGTTATAAGGACGGTTGTTTTTCTAACGGCAGAATGTTTGCAGTAGGTAATTCAAATACTATTTATTATTCCCAGACTATCAAAGATAGTGAGTCCTATACTAAATTCTATACTGAGGCAGACCCTAATAACAAGTTTGATAATGCTATTGTTGATACAGATGGAGGAACACTAACAATATCAGGGGCTACAAATATTTTTGCGATTGCTCCGTTTGCGACAGGTATTATCATATTCGCAACCAATGGTATTTGGGTACTAAGAGGTGTTGATGGTCTGTTCACCCCTACCAACTACGTAATTGATAAGGTGTCTGATAGCGGTATTGTAGGACAATGTGGTTACACTGCTGTGGATGATGTTATTATTTGTGCAACCCCGGCGAAGATAAGCCTTATTCAATCTGGTGATTATTACTCACCTATTAAAGTTACCACCCTATCAGATAAAATATACACATACTGGAATGCTATTGATGAACTGCAAAAAAAATACTGCAAGTTAGTGTATGACAAGGGTGAAAACAAGCTACTGGTATTTTATTCAACAGAGGACTTAGATGTTCATGATTCCTATAGTGGTGTTCCTACTTTTTGGGATGTCTGTTTAATTTTGGATTTAACCTTGGGTGCATGGTACACACATACATACAACAAGTATGACGTAGACGGACAAGTAGCACGTTTATCTGATGTGTATCAAAACCCTCACATTAATGGTGTGTCAGGTATTTACAGTTACTTATATGATAGTGGAACTCCTGGTGGTAGTAACGATAGTTATCTCTATGTAGGCGTGTCATTTAATACAAGTTTCTATAAGTATGACTTGACAAACACATTGTTTGAATCTACCTATGATACAAATATTTGGGGTGTGCAGCAAGTATTGAATGATGTTTCTGGTAGAAAACAGGTAATGTGGTTACACACCTTAATAGGTTCAGATAACCCGGTGGTGGCGTAATGGCTGTTGACTTTATACTTCCAGACGGAACAACGGAGCCCAGCGGTAATGACTTTATATTAGGTGTTACTCCTGTATACACACCGTGCGTTTCTTTTATGGTTGTTAGTTCTTGGGGACAACCAGAGGATAACTACACTGAAACGGGTGTACCTTCACGGGATCGAGAAGACAACGCAGTATCTAAAATTATCGCTAATAAACATAGGGTGCCTCATTATGGGTACACATACCAAATTAGGTTTAAGGCTGGTGATGAATGTAAGGTACATGGTTATCAGGTGGAGGTGATGCATGGCTAATGGCCTACAATATGTAGACGACCCACTCACAGGCAGTGCTGGCACACCTATAAACAGTGTCCTTTGGAATGTTTCAATAGATAATGGGTATGTCGCTTACTTTAATAACAGGCTTAGGATGGCACTACCAGCTACATCTGGTAGCACATTATTACGCAACAGCTTAATATCTGTGTACCAGTTAAGAGGTGTTGCCGAAGTTTCGTGTAAAAGCTTTGAGATAGCATCAGGTAGTGGATCGCCGCCTACACCGCAACAATATGGTGGGTTATTGATTACGGACACTACTGCTGATTATTACATCATACAATACGTGTCGGAAACACAGGTCTATACGGAGCAAGGAATATGGTCAACACTTACAGCAATAGCTGCAACACAAACAGAAGTACCCTGGGGTAATCGCGAGGCAAGTTTAAGGTTACTAAGGGATGAATCTGGGACCGTGTCTGTCTACCACGGAACTACAACTGCGAACATTTTAACTGCAACCCATCCTAACAGTATGCCAAATGACCTTCGTGTGTATGTACGAACGCGGCAGAGTCAACCTGGTGAGTCTATTTTTGATTTTAGCGACTACAAAAAACTACAGGGTGAGGTTATATGGCCTGAAGATGCTACATACACTGATCTTGACTATACTATAACTGATGATTGGAAAACAGAGGCTGTTTATTCTAAAGCATACTTACCGGAGAAAGACAGATACTTCATATCAGCCAATAATGGGATGCTCGTAAGGAATAAACACAGAGTCACAAAATACGGTAGATCTTATCAAGTTAGATTTAACAGTGACAATAAATTTACTCTATATGGGTATCAAGTAGAATTGGAAAGTGAGTATGATGATTAGCAAAATAGACTTGGATGGTTGGGATGAAATAGCATATGAACAGAGCAATGAGTTCGGTCCTTATGGAACTATAAAGGTTAAGCTGCACGATAACATGGCAGAACTCCATAATGATGTCACTCGCTTTTCTAAAGATGTGTATAATGATGTTGTGTGTGACATGGGTGATTTGCTTGATAGTCTGAAGCACGAAGGGGTGGACACAGTGTTTGTTTATTCTTCTAAGCTCACGGAAACTATGAAAAAATATTGGCGGCATGTAGGATTTACAGAATTTAAAACAATCCCTTACCTTGGAAAAGAAGTTACTTATTCTCAGATGGAGGTGATGTGATGGGTGTTGTAGAAGTTGCATTAGGTCTAGCTATTGCAAGTGCTATTGCTGGTACTGCTACGTCTGTTTACCAAGCTGGCGAACAAAAGAGTGCTGCAAGAAAGAATGCGGCCATACAAAAACAACAAGCTCAACAGCAGGAAAGACTAAACGAGGTTAGGCGAAGACGACAGGCACGTATAGCCAAGGCAGTACAAACGGCTAAGACTGGTGGTGAGGGTGTTGGTGGTAGTATAGTCACAGCACCTATGACAGCTATAGACGCTTCTCTTCAAGGGCAGTCTGAGTTAAGTCAACAAGGATTAGGGCTAACTATGCAGTCAATAGAAAATGTAGAATCACAATCTATTACACAAGCTAATGTTGGTATTGCCACGGCTGTTGGTAACTTAGCACAACAAGGTGCAAGTATTTATGGACAGTACCAACAAGGATCTGGTATACAGAATCAAATAAACCAGTATGAAACATATATTGCAGAACAACAACCTAACTTTGTAGGCCCACCAAGACCAAACAGTTTTTACGATTTTTAAGGAGAGCACATGGCACAATTCAGAACACCACAATCATCCCCACTACAAGCTCCTGCTTCTCCTGGGAGAGTTGCCTATGCCGCTCCTTCTGTTATTGCACCTATTGCACAGACAATAACTAATTTAGCAACTCAAGCTGCAAGTGGAGAAATAAGAACAAAGGCGGCTGTGTTACAAGATCTGGAAGCGCAAAAGAAGGCTCTTGATAGTCAGACAGCTATTCAAGGTGTGCAAGAAGCTCTTTTACACATGACAAATATTGTTGACACCACTTATAAACAAGCTCGTGTTGGAGAAATTAATGCTAATGATGCAAGGGCCGCTGTGTTTAACGAGCTTAACATAGTTAGGGCCAATGTTGATCCTAAGTATTGGTCTTCTCTTGGAACAGCAGTAGGTAATCAAGTAAATGAAATACAAAAAGACTATGTATTTAACAACGACGAGTCTGTGTTTGTTACAAATAAGATGACCGGTGAGACTAAATATGTTCAATCTTTAAAGAAAACACCGCAACAAGAAAAAGAAGATGCTCAGATAGCCCTTGCTGCTAAGGCCAGTCCTCAAGATGCATATACTTTAAGTTTAATGCCAGCAGGTCCAGAAAGAGATAGGTTTGTAGCAGAACTGGCACGAGACATGGAGGAAATTGACGACCTTAAGAACAGAAAACTACGTCTTGAGGTGGCTAACAAAGAGTTGTCTGCAAGCAGGATGCAACAAGAAAAGAACAAAGAAGTAATTTACCCTCAAAACAAAATAGCTCTACAGAAACAAATTATAGGTTTTGTTAATAAACGCATAAGTTCTAATATTGCCGGTGTTGAGTATATTAAAAATCAGCCGGGCTTCTCTCCTCAAGCATTTACTGCTGAGTTTTCCAGTAGCATCAATGACTTGATCTTAGATGCCATAGCACCGGGAGACTTACTAAGTGCTGGTTATGGCAGTGTTGATGAATTGCTAAGGGATCTTAAGCCTATTATAGATTCAAAAACTAAGTGGCTCGAAACAGCAGCAAACTATGATCCAAAGACAATTGAATACAACAGGATGCGTAAAGAACAGGATATGGATGAGATGGTATTTGCTGGTACATTATCACCCAAAGAAAGATTCCTGTCTAAAACAAACCTAACGGGCATTCTAACTGGTGAATCTCAGCTTGAATACTTAGGTAAGGGTAAAAACTCCACAGCCTATGAGCAGAACACAGCCTATATGCAGGGCAAGGCAAGATTAGTAGCTGCGAGAAACGCCACAATCAATAGCACTGTGTCTAATGTTGACAAAGCTAAGGACCTATTGACTCAGGTTGTGACCACACTAAGAACTTATAATGACCCAAAGAGTGCCGAACTTGATATTTATGGTGTGGCTCCTGAAGAATTAGTAGCTACGTGGGACGCTTTCTTAGAACTACCTGAATCAGCAGCATTTCAAAAAGAATCCCCAGAAGGGTTTACGTCCACTCAACAAGCTATTGAAGATATTAGAACACGAATGAAAGAGATGGAATAATCATGGGTGTGTTTGACGACCTACAACCAGATATTGAAGCAACAACCAATCTTATAAACACACGTAAAAGAACTCAAGCTGCTGTTGCTTCTTCTGAAACCGCTGGTGCAGCATTGGATAATCTTGAGGCGGCTAAATTACAACAAGACAACGAGGCTTCTGTTGGGTTTGATATTGACTTTCCATCAGCTGTTGGACAGAATCTTGAGAGAAGTAAGAAGGGTCAATTAGATTCTCACTTGCAAGAACAAAGGGCGTGGGACGGTAAGCAACAATTTGAAGCCCAGCGCAGTGTTGTTGAGTCTCTTATAATTGATGAAGGTCTTACTCCTGATGAAGTTGCCAGATTTGTGACTCAAACAAAAGACATGGCTCTGCCTCAGATAGCTACTCATGCAGACTACGCAGCATTAGACCGAGCCTACCCAGTGCCTGAACTACCTCCAAGTTATGGCAGTGTTAGTGGTAGTGTTAACTTTGTTCCTTACGCAGAAGATGTTAAAAAAGCAAAGGAAATGAACAACCGTAGAACACAACAAAACTATTCACTACGTCTGCTTGCATTAATGGACAAGGGTATGCCGTTAAATGTAGCTCAGGAAAGTCTGAATGAAATGTACAACACGGATCATTGGGCTGTTGCTGGCTTGAATGATCCTTTTGTTCAAACGGCTTTTGCTTTTGGTTGGGGAGGTATGAAAGGTGTTCAAGTAACTGAGGCTGGAATTAAGACTGCCGCTAAAAAGTTTCTTGCCTCTGGTGCAAAAGAAGCAGCATTTGATTTAGGTGTTCGTGGGGCAATGACCGCTGCTGAAATTGCTGGCAGTCCTGTGTCTGTGCAAGTTCTTTCTGGTATTGTTGGACCTGCTGCGGCATCAATGGTTCTTTCTTTAAGTAGACGTGGACTTGCTTCTTGGCTTGGTAATACAAGAATGAACAATCCAGATATTTACAAGGCTTTGGAGCAGAACCTACCACGTAACGAGAGACTGTGGGAAATAGCACAAACATTAGATATTAATCCAGGCACTGTGGATTCTTCTATTAGTCCTGTGGCTATGAGTAGTTCTATTGCTGCAAGCGGCGATGTTGCAGATGTTGTTGCTTTAGAAGCTTTGGGAGAAACTGCTATACTGGCAGCACATAATGCAGACGACACTGTTTCATTATTGGCAAGAAAAGCGACCGGCACTGGTGACTATTCTCCTATGGCTATTGCTCCTGAACCAACTACTGTTCAACTTGATGGTCAATTTACCACCGAGCTTGTAGATCCCTCACCATTCACCGCTGACGGTTTAGAAGCCACTGCTGAGAATATCCATAATACACGTGACATCTCTGACGGTTGTGGGTTTAGAACTTTAACTAAGTTTACCAACGCTAAAGACTTTCTTGAAAACTTATCATATCGCGTTTATGCTGACTCCACAGTTCATTCTGGTAAGGGGGCTCAAGAAGCATTAGAAGCAATGCAGGATTTTGTCCCTGGTGAGCTTGATAGACTACCACAAACTAAACAAGTACTTAACATGGACAGGTTCTTTAAAGATCTTGGACCGGGTTTAGTAGAAGTGGCTTCAAGACAAGCAAGAACAGCTAAGGTGTTGAAGAAAAACTTAGATAACTTACTGACAGAAATTTATAACAAAGGTAATACAAGGGCTGGTAAGAAGGAGCTGGATAATCTTTTACAAACCGGCACAGATTACAACGAAGTTTTCCAACCTGTTAGTGGTGGTGTTATATCCCCTTCAACAGGTAAAACATTTTTTGTATCTGACGACATTGCTGAGAGATACTACAAGATAACCACCATTAATGATACTCTGCACTATATGTCAAATGCTTCTGCCATTGATGGGTTGAACGCACTTGGTTATAAATATAGTCAAGACAGAGTAATGAAGCCGCACACACCTTCTTTTGGTGAAGTAGATGTTAATGGTGTTACATGGACAGATGAGTTAGCAAAGGAAGCAAAGGCTTTTGAGGTGGTAGGCAAGGATGGGCCAACTGGCCAGTTTGTATTTACACAAGAAGAGCTACTATCCATTCCAGAAAATATAGAAGTGGTTGCTTATCGCCCTGGATTCTCTCCGATTAGATATGATCAAAAGTCAAGTCTGTACCAAGTAAGTAGATTGTCTCAAGATGCTGAAGGTAACTATAAGGTTGGTCGGGTTGCTAATGCTACAACAAGAAAGGAGGCTGAGGATTTAGTAGGGGTTGCCAGTGCTACAGAGAGTGACGTGTTTTTTGCTCACAGACCTGACGAACAATGGGAACATACTGACTTCATACTTAACGACAAGACATGGCCTAAGCTTTCAAGACTATCTTCAAAAGAGATCGAGCAAATAAAACTTAGTTTGAAAGGCGAGTTAGCAGATGAGTCTTTGGCTCCTTTTGAGAATCTATTAAAATCTGTTTCGGTTAAGAAGGTGGCATCACAACGTAAGCGTGGTAAAAGACTAAGATCTGCTGAGGATGTGGCCAAAGGTATTGAGTCCGGCCAAGCGGTTGATGAGGCCATTGAAACAGCTTCTAATGCTCCACTACTTGCCACACCTAAAGCTCTGTCCGATTACTATGGTGAAATATCTACATATGTTAACAAAGGTGCTTGGACAACTAAAGCAACTAAAGCATTCATGGACACCTACGGAGCAAAGTTGGGATTAGAACACTGGTCAGATCCTATAACAGCTACAAGTAAAATTGCTCCTGAAGCAAAGGCTGTGCAGCAACAACTAAAACGTATGGCCGGGGTACCAACACCAGAAAGATTAGCTGCCCGTAGTCGTGCAAAAACAACAGCCGATTGGATGTATAAACGTAACCTACCTACTTTTGGAAAGACTGTTGATAAGTATTTAAAAGACGGGTACATGTCTATTACAGATAAGTCCATGTCTTTAGGAGCAATGACTAAGATTGGGCTAATGAACTTTTCACAAATTCCTATTCAATCAACAGCCTTGTTAAATGCCAGTGTTTATGCAGACCAACCCGCTCTTTTATCCGGGGCTCTTGCTGATTTCAATTCCGCTTACATTAATGGTATGATTGGAAGTAAACTTGGTTTCAGCTCGAAGAATGGTGAAGCTCTTTATAATTGGATTAAAGGTAGTGGTATTAATAGTGCTTTTAATTACGGTACTGTGAATGATGCTCCGCTAACTAAGCTTGGTAACGCTGCTTACTTACCACTAAATGTTGGCGAGGGTATTAGTAGGGGTGTTATTACTTTTGCAGAACGTCGTAGACTTATTGATGAGATTGAGGCTGGAACCCATAGATACTTAGGTCGAAAGGATATTGATGGGTTAGAGTTTAACAATGTTGTAGCTCGTAGAACAAACAGATTAGCAGGTGATTTCAGTGCTATAAACAAGGCTGAGATGAACTACGAGGGTTTAACTGCAATGATGACTCAGTTTACTTCGTGGCCCTTGCACCAAGTTGGGTTGTTCTTTGGAGATGGTTTAACAGGTATGCAAAAGGCTCGGTTGTGGGCTGGATGGGCTGGCGCTTTTGGTGCTGATGGAGTGCCTTTACTATGGGACGCTGTGTATGTAGGTGAGGCTATTAAAGAAAGGACCGGAGATCCGCAAGCAGTTGGTTCAACCAAGAGATTAATGTACGAAGCTGCATCAGAAATAGCTACTGCATTAGGTGCGGACAAAGACGAGAACAAAAAATTCTTATCTCGGTTCATTACCAAGGGTTTAATTTCAGCTTCTTCTGACGGAGCTATTAACGTTGGTAACAGAGCTGCTATGATATCCTTCACAGAAAACTATCAGAGGGGATTAAGCTTAGAAAGACTACTCGGTCCAGGAGCTGCTACAATTTGGCAAATGGGTCGCATGGCAAATGATCTTAGTTTCACTTTACCGGAAATGTTAAAGGCTGTTAGGGAGGGAGAAGCAACTTGGTTAGAAGCTGTAGGTAAAACAGGAGCAACACTAAAACCTTTTCCAGGTATTAAGAATCCCTTAATGGCTTTGCAGGAGGAATTGCCGGGACTACCTAATACAACAATACCAGACAGAGTTGTGTCAGCTTTAGGCATTACTCCAGGTAAGTTGTTGGAAAGTAAGGAGGCTTTGTTTGATGTGCTTGCAGTTAAGAAAGCTTCTAAAGAATGGGTGAAGTACAAAGCTGTTCAGTTGGCAGAGCTGTCAAGAAATAATCCGTCTATTGGTGAGGAAGTTTTTAAAGACACAATGCAAAAAGCTATGGGCCTGAGTCGGGATGGTTCTTACTTACGACAACTTACAGAACTATATTCTTACCTGCAATATGTTCAGCATCTTCCTATAGATATGCAAGTAAAACTAATTGAAATAAAAATGGGCAACATGGAAAACCCACTAATCAAGTAAGGGAACAAGTAAATGAAAAACGGCATGGCAAAACGACCAAAGAAGCAGAATACAACAGAACCAAAGAAAAAAAAGCAAGAGAAAAAAAGAATTGGTAAAAAGAAGACATCCTACTAAGGAGAAGATAAGTGGCTAAAATAACCTATGCTGACAAAACAAACCCTAATGCAGTTACATCAAGGGGAACACAAGCAACAGCGGAGGATTTTAACGAAATAAAAACTTCTGTTAATGCTGCGTATGATACTATAGATCCGTTCTTTAATCAAGTAACAGTAACAGAAACAGGGGATGATGCTGGGATCACGTTTGAAAACCAGATATCTGTTGGTACTCCCTCTGCTGGTAAGGAAAGTGTTTTTGGTGAGGGGGATAGTTACCATGTTCCTATTGCGTTTCATTGTGATGTGGCGAATACAACTGGACTAACAATTACTTCAGCAACCGATGTTACAGATATCTTGCAATCTGATTCTGAGTCTGACACTGGGTTGTTTGACGGCACAACAGCAGGTCTTTACTTACTTGTTGGTTCTGACAATAGGTTTGGCGGCGTTAAAACCAAGCTATCTACTACAGGTGTGATCGAACCTGCTAATATTATAGGTGAATATTTACCTTCCTCGTCTGGTTGGGCCCAAACACCTTTCATGGCTACAGACGCTGACCAACCATACACGCAAAAAGGATGGTCATTAGCTACGTGCAGTTCGTGTAGTGAGCAGTGGCGGTTTGGGTTTGATCCTGATAATCTTCCTACTCCGTGGGTGCCCGTTACACTAACAATCAACGGAACAGAATACACCAAGTACTGGGCCAGACTAAGAATAACTTCTGCAATTACAACAGATGCTCTTGTTGAACAAATTAAACTACACACTAACCGAATGGAGATTAATGCAGACGGTGCAAGTGAATATTTTGGTAGAGCTCGTTATCCAAAGACACTAATATTCGGTCTTGACAACGCAGTGGCTAATGCACTCAATACTCCTGGGAATGAGGATGTGGCGTACGGCGCAGATTTTGACTTGGCTCGCGTGCGTAATAAATTTCAAAACGTACAAAAGCATGGCTTTGGTTTGGTGCAGAACATTGAGGAGGGGTTAGACACGTCTATACCTTTAAAACTAACAGTGAGTTATTACGTGGAGGGAACGGCCACTGGGGATGTTGAATTAGAGGCTGATGTTTATACGGTTTCTGATGGTTTTGTTTATGACGGTACCGCCACACCAGCTAACTACCCGGTTATAGACACAGTAGCGTCTGCTTCTAATTTAGTGCGGAGGTCTGTTGATATCAAGTTTTTTGCAAATCAACTCACGCCTAATGACGCTATAGTAATTCATCTATTCAGAGACGCTACAGCGGGCAATCCCGACGACACCGTATCCGCCAATATTGTTATAACAAATGTCACACTAACAGGGTACTTTTGGAGACCATGACCTATGCCAAATGCTATCCCAGATTTAGTGTGGTATGGTGCAAATCTACTTATCATGGGTTGTATTGGTATAGCAGTATGGGCTGTGAAAAGAGAGTTGTCGCATCTTAATAAACAATTGGACACTTTAAACATAGGACTGTTAAGGGAGAGGGAAGATCGTATAGCGGAGTATAAAAAAATGCAGGATGAGAGGATTCTCGATAGAGATGATGTTCATGAAGTAAAGGAAAGAGTTGGTCGCATAGAAGAACGCTGCAAGTATAAGTGCGCTGCAATAGATATTCACTAAGTAAGGCCCCGGCGGATTAATTTCTACCGGGGCTTTTTTAGTTTACTACCACCATTTACAGATGATCAATTCGGTACTGTAGTCATCTACATGCTCAATAGGTGGTGGAAGTACAATTGGAAACTGACCCAAATTCTCACCCGTTTCTTGCCTCAAGGCTTCAAACTCTGAAGGTGTTAGTTTGATGTGGTCAACTTTCCTATTTCGATCCCTTGTTTTCCACAGTTCAATTATTTCTTCTGACGTAGTTTTCTCATATATGATTTCCATAATGCTCCTTATTCTACTCATTAACTACCATAATGTGCTTTAATGTGTACATTTGGAAGCCTTAGCCCCACACAAAATGTTTACTGTCGTTGTAGGCTCGTTCAATTGTGTTGGCCCCTGCTTCTGTGTTCCAATACTTTTTATAATACACTGCCAAAGCCCACCAGTAATCATCCTCAGACACATAGTCTTTCCTTGCTGGTATTGGCTCAGGAAATGATGTGTAGTAAAGCCGAGCAAATACAGTTTGTGTCTCTAAGCAATAGGGTCTCCAAATTAAAGGTAGTCCAAACACCTTGTTGCTTCTATTGTTGCTCTGTTGTTTTGCAATAGGCTCCATCTGATAAATACCTTCGGCTGGACCGTTGTTCATTTGCATCAGATAGGCTCCTAAATCACTCTCAGTGGCCGCTGTAAGCATTAACAGATCCTCAACCTCACTACTATATAGCTTTGTGTCGTAAGCCTTGTCATAAAGCTCTAAGGAAGCCTTAATCATGGTGCGTAGTTCTGTTTTATTTATCGACATTGAACGTAATCCTTTCCTTCCACTCAGTTGACTTACCCTCATTCCATTGGCTAATCGGTCGCATAACAAGGTCATCAGCTTTGACAACCCCAGACTGTCGCTTAAGGGATAGTTTCCCTCCTAACTTGTTCAGTCGTTCAGCGTGGAGTTTGTACATATTGTATTTTCTTCGCATGTAGTGCAGTGCACCCTCATACATATACTCAGCAAGTTTTAAAGTGTCTCCTGCTGATAATCTAATACGATGTACATTCTTTCCATTCTTGACAATCTTCTTTTTTTCGGTTGTTATATTGTCAAGTACCAAAATACTTTTAACACTTCGTAGAACAGGTAAGTAGCCCGTGATCTCAGCAAATAAATAACCTCGCTTATCAACGTAAAAGCCACCGTCACCATCAAATAAACCACGAATAAAATGTCTGCGTATTTCTGGCTGGAGTAGATCTATGTGTAGCTCGCGCCTATTTTCTTTCCTAACAGTTAATTCATACTTCCTGATTTTATTGTGTATTCGCCAGCTTCTAACGTCTAAACCAACATAGGGTCTTTTCTCACCAACGCCACCATAAGCACTCATTCTCTCTTTTATAGGCCGTTGCGAGGTCTGCAAAAAATTTCTAAATTGGTGTATTGTTCTTTCATCTTTCTTGGCTAACCACAATCTTATCTTGTTCTCAGAAGTACAAGCTCCGTCTGCATACAGGAGGCCAATCCAATACGCATTTACAGGATTAACAACATCAAATACTTTTTCATTTAGAGGATAGATCCTTTTGCCCATAAGACAATCTCCTTCGCCCTTGTTTCCAAGTCAATTAAAGTTAGTTTTAGTTGGGCCTATTTGTCAACCCAACGATCCTACTATACACTTCTGTTTCTGAATCACAATCTGGACAGGTGTATTCAGCCCCTTTAATATATCCATGTGTGGCGCATACTGAAAAGGTTGGAGTAATACTAAAGTAAGGCAGCTTAAAATTTTGAGCAACATTCCTCACCAGATTCTTTACTGTTTTGATATCGCTAATCTCTTCACCACAGAATAAATGAAGCACCGTGCCACCAGTGTACTTAGTCTGGAAATCATCTTGCAAAGACAAAGCCTCAAACACATCATCAGTGTAGTTAACTGGTAAGTGTGTTGAGTTAGTATAGTAGTCATACACTCCCCCATCAGCCAAAGCTAACTTATAGCAAGTAGATTCTCCTGGCGTTGCTTCAAGATTAAACAACAAGCCCGTTTCTTTTTGAAAGGCTACCAACCTGTTGTTACAGTAGTCCATAATGTCGAGCATTAGTTTTCTACCAGCTTCCGAAGTGATGTCCTCCCCCATGAAGTTTAAGCAGCACTCATTACCACCAATGAAACCAATGGTATTGAAGTGGTTGGCCCAACAACTGCCGAATCTTTCCTTAACATCTCGCAAGTAATAGGATGAATAGGGGTATAGGCCACGGTCTGTTAATTCATCTATAATATTACGCTTTGTTATTAGTGATTCCTTAGCCAATTGCAGCAATTTCTCCAACCCGTCGAACAACTCTGTTTCATTTGTAGCCATAGCTCCGAGTCGAGGAAGATTGATAGTGACAACTCCAATAGAGCCAGTAAGAGGATGAGCCCCAAACAAACCGCCTCCACGTTTTCTAAGCTCAGTGTTGGAAATACGAAGTCGGCAGCATTGGTGGGTAACAATACCGTTTGGTAGCTCATATAAATGATCCTTAGTGTCCACTGTGAAGTTATAGACCACATCTGTCTTTGATTTAGGATACTCAATCTTCGTCACAGGGATGGTATAGTAGTCTTCGAACTCATCCGCAGTGTATTCTTTCAACTCATAGCTCGTAAAACAAACCTTATCAGATTTGTCTTTGTTAAAGTACCTTGTGTTCTTATTGTTCTTTCTGTACTTCAACACCTTACCTATACTGTTAGCAAGTATAATTAAATCACCGATAAGCTCTTTATTTGTTGTGTGTGCGAATATCTCATATTTTTTACTCCCGTCTGTTTCGTAGTAACCAGAAAAAACACCCTCCCTGAATGCTTTAGAGGTATTCCAAATAACGTATTCAAGTCTTTTTTTCTTAGCTGTTTTTCCTTTCACATACTGTCTAACAAAACCAACAGCTTGTTTTCCATACACATTGATCTTATAGATATTTCTGTCAAGTTGCACCTCAGTTTTAACTACGCAACCTATGTTATTAAAAAAGTCGGTGATATCGTCAACGATGTTTTTTTTGTTTATATTAATTGCAAATGATATCTCAGAGCTTGAGTGCGTATTAACCCAACCTTCCGCTAAGAAATAACCCAACACTTTACCAGACCTGTATGTACCTGCTAAGGCTTCTCCTTCGTAACCATACTTAGACACCAGAAAAGAATCCCCCTCCTGGACCTCTTGACTTTCTACTTCCATACGCACACCATCACGTACTATAGGACATGTATGTTGGTATGAGAAGTTCTGTGTGTACCCATTAGCAAGAGTAAACTTTGTATATCTATCATAGTCTCGGTAACAAACTTCAAACATATCGATGATAGGAACAAAGACCCCGTTACAGAGTATTTCATAATTAGGTTTAACATCTGACGCAATCCACCTGGATACCAAATGGCGGATCTCATTGATGGTCACACGGCCACCTGGCTCACGAAAGATGACTTTTTCAGTCCCAAGAATTGCCATACTTCTGCTGTCATCTGGGGACATGTCACTGTTGATATAGTTTGCGAAATAGGGAATACCATACTTACCTGTCATGCTCCAAAATGCATCTAAGTTTTTATTGTCCCAATCGAAATCTTTTGTTAGGTTGTATGTTGGGATGGGGAAACTAAACACCCTGCCATTAGCGTCACCTTCTGACATCACCTCACAAAAAGCTCTGTTGACCATGTCCATTTCTTCTTGGAACTGACTGTATGTTAGTAGCTCTTTGTCATAAGAGTCTGCTAAGTCAAGCTCACCATCAGCATCAAGAGCAACATACTGCCCCCCAATAACTACTGGTTGATCTGCCAATATAGCCGGGCATTGTAGATCCATAGTTATATTGCTGAAAGGTGTTTGAGCCCCTACTCTGGTTGACACATTAAGATTAAAAATAAACTCCTGCATTGCTTGTTTAACTTCATCATAGGTCAGATTGTCATAAGCAATAAAAGGTGCAACTAATGTATCAAAGTTACTAAATGCTTGAGCCCCTGCCGCTTCCCCTTGTAGTGTGTAGAGGAAGTTATATATCTGCCCAAGAATAACTCTGAAATGTTTTGCCGGAGCTGCTGAGTTTTTATTAGCTGGTCCCTGGAATCCATTCTTGATTAAATCTTCTAACGACCAACCACAACAATAGGGCATTAGATAATCCGCATCATGAATATGAAAGTCACCAGACTTATGGGCCTGTGCCACTTCATCAGAGTACTGCTTCATCCAATAATCAGACACCATTAAACCTGATATATAATTGTACAATCCTTGTATGGAATAGTTTGTGTTGCTGTTTTCCTTCACTCGCCAATCTTGCTGCTGAATATAATCGTCAATACTATTTGTCATACACTACCCCTCCAAACGTTTCAATAAGAACCACACAGCATAAGGAGCTGCTATTGCACCAACACACACAGTTAGAAACAAGTTTGATGCTTTAAATGGTTCTCTGTCCAATACATAGTTAATAGCCCCTGCAACTGCACCTATGAGTAAGTAGTAATAGAGCATCATTCCTCCTCAATTCTATTAAACAACATACCAAAGTAGCCACACATAGAGATTAACACAGCCTCAACTAAACTTATAGGAACACCCAGCTTATTAATAACACCCCATATTAGGAATGGTATTATTGTACATAGTATTATGTGTATCATGTTGGTATTCCTTTCGCCTCCCTCGTAGCCTTCTCATTCTCTGCTTTAAAACTACCTGCTGTTGCGTATCCGTCACTGGCCCAACCCATGCCGTTTAAAATAAATGTGCCAGTGTGAGAACTAAAGTCTTGTTCCATGTAGAAGCCACAAGGACACTTAATTGTTTTTGGCTTGTCTTTAATACTGCATCTGTGTTCTGCTTCTCTTCCACATTCTCTACAACTAAAAAGATATACTGGCATACATCAGCTCTCCTCAAAATAATTCAAACATTGTTGTAAGTCACGATCAGCAAAAATACTGGACAGGTATTCAACCAAATCTTCTGGGGTATTTCCAGAATCCTTTTTAAAGTAGTCCTGTATTTGTTGTAACGTCTCAATTATATAACCTGCTTCCCAAGGAAACACATTGTCTACTTTCATGTTCTACCTCCCTGTGTGTCCGAAACCACCTGGTCCTCTGTCTGTTTCAGATAAATCATCTGCGTCAATAAAGTCAACATGTAGTGTTGGTTCAATCATAATCTGTGCAATACGATCACCCGCTTTAATCCTCATATAGTCTGGTGAGTTGTTTTTAATAGGGATAAACACTTCACCCCTATAGTCCTCATCAATAACCCCTGTGTTGTTCATAATATAATTTGGGTATTTAGTACTCAGTCCTGATCTTTGTCTTACTTTAAGATGGTACCCTGGTGGTGGTTCAAAGACCAAGCCTGTGCGAAATTTATGTGTGTCTCCATGCGCTAAGGTTACAGATTCAATTGCCACAAGGTCAGCCCCGGCAGATAATAATGTTTTGTATTCTGGTAGCGTAGCTTTTTTATCAACACGTTTAGCCTTACATATCATACCAATCCTCCACAGTAAATTGTTTTGCAAGCCTAACTACTTCCTCTGGGTATTCTAAACCAACGGCTGAGCTTGCTGATAAGTTTTCTTTACTAACTAACTTCTTATATGGCGACCATTTTTCATCATACAAATCAAGGATGGAGTCACACAACAAATCGAAGTCACGGTCAGTTATAAAAGGCGCATTCATTACATCATATCTGTAGCAGTGAAAAAGAAACCATAGGTAGCAATCACCAATAGCAAACGGTCTTGAAAAAATAAGTTGGTTTATTCTTTCCTGTAACTCTGGCCAAATCTCTTCTTCTGGAACAAACACTCTTAGGTCGTGGCCAATAATGGTTAGCCAAACCCCATGTCTGCCCCTACTTGGGATGTAAGTAGCATCAGTTACATTGTTAACATTCATCCCGGAACTCCTTATACTTTAAAGCTTTACCAATTTCTTGTTCAATATCATCTTTAAACCCTGCTCTCAATCTGTACTTAATTTCGCATCCCAAGCAGTAGCATTGGTATGGAGTAAGATCAAACCCATATGTATTAAGAGTGTCCTTGATAACCTCTTTCACTTCAAACGGATACTGAGCTGCATAATGATTTGGTTTATCCACAACGTTTTCTTTTGGTGTCCAACAAGAATCGTTACCGTCACATTCAAGGCATGGAGAAGCATTCCCAGCTAATAACTGGTGTCTACAGGTTGAGCAGTTCTTAACATCACCATCACTACCATCTCTTGGCACCCACAGATCTAAGTTATCACACGTGCTTGTAAGCTCACAATTCCCATCACTATTTCTACCGCATGTTATACAACCTTTAACCATACAATGCCCTCATTCTTTCTATGCTGATCGTTTCAAAGTCTGGTGCTTCCGGCAAGGTGTGTACTATCTGCACCCCACGCCAATACGGAGGCAATGCTTTGGGTATGTACTGAGGAATGCCTTCAAAGAAACAACCACCAGTTAGTGCTGTTCTAACCACACCTGATGGATGATCCGACTCCCCCATTAGCTCCAACTTATGTGTGTGGTATGTTATCGTGTTCATGCTTGACATTTCCAGGGCTTTCTTAGGTGTGTGTTTACAAGCAATAGCCACACCGTTATTACCTATCATAGCATGTTGAAACAACACATTGTCCACCACAATCTTATCTAAATAGCGTATGCCTCTTTGTGCCAGCTTTAAATCTTTCTCAATGCTAATAGCACCTTCTAATTCTGGATGCACATCAATGTACTTATCAACCCACTCCTCATGATTACCGATTAAATAAACAATGGTTGGTCTGTACACTTTCTTTTTGCTACGTCGCTGATTCTTTTGGAGTCTGTGCAAGTCATGGAACAAAAGATTAAGGGCTTTATTGGCTGTGTCAATGTCTGATTGATAGCGTCGTCCTTCCATGAGCATTCTTTTATTTCTATCCCAGTGAGACAAGCTACTACAGGATATAAAATCACCACCAATAATAATAAAGTCTGGCCTATAATCCACAACCAATCTACTGAGCCAAGTGAATCTTGTTAAATCCTGATCCGGCTCAACATGACAATCAGGTATTGATAGTACCATCATAATATCTCACCATCCTCAATTATACATTGTCTGTAGTATCCTGCCAACCAACAATCAACTGCGGCCATACTAACCCCCCTTCTTGGAGAGCCCTTGTTTGGTTGTAGTTGACGGAACAGATAATTTTCCTTCACTTCTAAATACAGGTGCAGATCACAGAAATACTTTCTCTTTTTCATACTACACCTTCCATTTAATTTTCTCTATGTCCGAACCATACTGACCTATCCATGCTCTACTACAATCTGTAGGTGTGTATTCATCTGGTGGGTATTCTAAGTAAGCACTCATAACTTTATTGGCCAACTCAGCCACCAACTCAGAACAAAACACGCTACTGAAATCAACACTATGGTCATCAAAAATGGTATCAATCTCAGCGCCTACAAGATCACCATAGTTTTCCTCATATGGTGTGCCGTAGAATCTTTCAACCTGGGCTTGGAATTTGGTTCTGTCTTCTAATTGTACAATTGCCCTACGAACAAACACCTCACCATTGTATCGTTTAATAGTTTCTCTTAGGTCATTTAGTTGCACACCAGAGAAAGGTGACCCACTTATAAAGTCTGGAATATTTCCCATTAATGTAGTGCTGTGAAAGATTATGTTTGAATCATATACAACACCAACGTGGCTAAAGGCTGTGTTTTTCTTATGGCCGAACATGATCAGCTCACTAACCAATCCCTCGCCCCGGAACAGTAGCATGTCCATTGGTTTAAGATCATTGGGAATACGCATAACATAGTTTTGTTTTGAGTCTGATTTATTAATCATTTTCTTCCTCTTTTCTGACGAATCTTGTTTTCAGATCGAGTCTTTTTATTATGACAATCCTTGCACAGTATTTGCCAACGATCTTCGTCCACAAACAACCTAACATAATATTTTTCTAAGTTAACAAACCCCTCGGCAGGATCAATCACAGGATCTATATGGTCCCGCTGCACTTGCTTACGAGAGAACCAGTTATTGCAATGGGCGCATTGATATCTTACGTGTTTCTTTTTACTAACAGATCCATCTTTGTTATGCACCTTTACATACTTCTTCGCTGCGTTCATTGCTTTAATACACCCTGGTGCCCGGTAAGAAGCTCGGCGCAATATGTTCTGTGCGTGGTTAATCTGCTTCTTAGTTAGCATGGTGGGTGTATTATTCATCGAGTTCAATCTCTACTGTTTTTACAATATCAGTACCACCCACTCTAAAATCTTTATTGCTCATCACAAAATCTCCTTACTTCACAATAGTTACATCGATTATGTACTTCCGGTCGCTCTTTAATATAAGCACCTTTAATATTGCCAAGCTTAATATAATCCTCTGCCTCGCTGTAGCTGTTTAACAATCTCACTGCCGACTTTCTATTAGGTTTCATCACTGCAAACTGTGCTGGTTGAGTCCACTTATCTTCACACGGCGGTAGTTTAATCCTTGCTTGCTTATGCAGTTCAATACGATGTGACAAATACATTTCAGTATCCTCATCGTCCCATACAGGCAACACCTTAGTATCTAATCTTATGTCTCCTCTGGCTGAATACGCATCACGAGCAAACCAAGGAATTTGAATGGTGTGAATACTGTCCTTATCTGGATGCAACCAACGGTTAATGTTTAACTGCTGCTCCCACTTCAAATGGGTTTTATACTGCCGGGTTTGCCCTTTTGTAGTTAGCTTATAGTCTGACATAATCCCTGGCTCAACAACATCTGCGGTGCCGCTAATAACCCAACCATCATATTCCCTGAAGTATCTTTGTTCTGTCTCATACTGAGGTAATCCGGTCAATAGATATTCATTGTAATGGTGCACGGCAGAGCCAAGATATGAGAACATGACATCGTCCACATCAACTTCAAGCTCGTGTTTATGCCTTCGTTTAAGCTCAACTATCTTAGGGCTGTTAATAATCTGTGTACAGGTAATGTCACTTTCACCAGAATCATACATGGCTAAGTGCATTTCCATCAGATCAACAATAAGCTGAGGATGATTTCTTTTATTAGTTAGTTTCATACTCTCCTTATGTACTATTATTAGAACGGAACATCTTCGTCTATTGGTAAGTCATCAACATTTCCCACACCTGTTAGGTCAACCTCTAAGTTCTTAGGGCCGTCCCATAAGTAGTTGAAGAAAGCATCGCTATAAGCAAGTACCATGTCTTCCAACACTTCTGGTTTAACCTTAGCTGTAATGCCATCACCTTTTCCACTGGTCATCTTGGCACCAACTAAATCAATGCCCGCTTTTAATGCTGTTGACCTGGCAATACGTTTACCAACTTCATCATCGTCTTTGTTATAAGTGTTGCCTTGTGTTTGTTTCTGCTGTGGTTGTGGAGTCTGGCCATAATCTGGTGACGGAGGCCCGTTTACTTTTGAAACAGAGACAATATTTTTCCACTTAGAATCATCACATTGGTACTCAATATCATCACCAACAGCAATTTTTAAATCCTCCAACTGTTTAATAACAATTGCCGCTTTGTCATCCCAAGGAAATAGCTTGACTGTTCTTGGTGCTTTTGGTGTGCCTTTCCAAGGTGGAGCTTGAACAACCAATTGTGTGAATGTATATGGTCCTTTTGCTCCCTGTCCTACTGCTTTGAAATCTAACTCAACAACTTTTGCTTTCATTAATTACTCTCCTTTATATAAATTGGTTCGCCTTTTTTACTCCCTATGTACGGCTTTACTTCTCCCCATGTAGGTCCAACATCTACCTCACCTTCAAGTAAAACATTAAAAGGCTTTCCAGTTAAATGTTTTTCTATTAGCTGCGGCAGTTCTATAAAAGTATTATAGCAAATTTTAGCGGTTGTGTCAACATGTTTTTCAGGACAATCAATAATAATACTGTCATGCACCTGGTTAATTAACAACACTTCTGGTAAATGGGCTAATCTTTTTCGTATGTGGATAATAGCTAACTTCATAATCTCAGCAGCCATTGCCTGGATAAGCTTGTTTGCCACTTGAGACGGGCTGTAATCTTGTCCATGACCCTTTCTATATTGTTTGTGCAATCTATAGTAGCGTCCAGATTCTGCCCGTAACCACCCTCCATTGCTTCTTACTGCCATTAAATTCTTTTGGTGATAGGTGAACAAGGCTTTGTATTTTTCTTTGAACCTATCAACAATAAGCTCCCATTTCTTTTTAGAAAAGTTGGGCATTTTTGTATCGGCATAAAACCCATAGGCGCTACCATCAAAGATCATGCGGAAGTTAAATATCTTTGCATCGTTTCTATTTTCTTTTGTTAGTTCCCTTTCCATAAGATCAACGCAAGCTGCTGCATGTTGGTCAATGCCGTTGTTAATTTCATGGATCATAGTTTGGTCTTGGGATAAATAAGCTGCCACCCGCCATTCAATTTGGCTAAGCTAAAGGTCAGCATCTATAATAGGCACTGACTCACCTCCTTTCTGACTGGTAACGGTGCACCTCTTCTAAAAAAACATTCGTGTCGACAGTCATTGTGTGATTAATTTTTTCAACTCTGGTTATTGTAACATGGGTGTCTGTTGCACTAATCACCTGCCACTTCACTGGATACTCGTGAGGACCGCACATAAATGCTTTCCCAACAAGATCAGTCGTCATTCTTCCTCTTCCCATTCATGTATGTTTACTGCTTTAATGACACCACAAACCCACCGACAGATATCTTTATCTGTTATTTTCACTATTCAACAGCCCTTTCCTCATATGTGTAAATAAAATGTCCGTCCGATTCTGCCTCTTGTAGTGACGCTATGTAGCCCATTGCTTTTTCTTCTGTGTCAAACACCTTTAGTACTGTGCGTTCGTCCCAAGGATCAATTGCATACACTATAACGACTGATGATTCCATTCTTCACTCCTCCTTTTTCTCTTGGCAGGTTCTGTTGATTCGGTTGACTGCTGGTTAATCGACCTGTTGTTGCTATTGTTTGGTTCATATTTCCGTGGATAAGTCCGTCGTCTCTAATAAAACTGGGCCAACCTTTTAAACAAACATCATGTTCCCAGTTGCCATAGTAGGTTTTATTTTCCTGGCTAAGTTTACTATATTCTAATAGTAGTTGTAGCACTGCCTTTTGTTTCTTACCTTTGGCTTTAATTTGGACAAGGATATCTTTATTAGTTTGGTACACACCAGGCTTCTTTGTTTCCCATTCTGGTTCTGGTTTAAAAATACCATCAAGTTTTATTTCCCTAATAGCATTTCGTGTGGCCTTCTTTTTTCCAGACTTGAGTTCCTTCCAATAAGTTTCTACATACTTTTCATTAATCGTCCCTCCAAACAAAGCGGCCGACACTTGATCACTGCTGGACCACAAGACATTATAACCCACAGCATCATTAAGGTCAAGCTCTATTGTTTGTATGCGCTTTTTATTTGCAGCGGAGCGATCCTTAAACAACTGAACATCCACCAACATACCATTAGATTCAATGTCACACAAACAAGATATGGTTCTCATTTCCAACTTAATACTTTTCTCAAGACCATACTTATTTATGATTGGTTGTTGTGCTTGCCATAATAAATATGCGTTCACTGCGTCCTGTTCCCCGTAAGGTATTAGTATTTTCTTTGGTATGTCAGGTGTGTCAATACCACTGTCCCAATAGGGTTTTACTCTGTCTATTTTATCAGTAATTTTGTAGCGTTTACAACACGTAGCAAGGTCATAGTTTATCATGTTGTCGCTACCTCTGATAATATATTCTGCCACCTGGGTACAATAGATTGCTTCTTCCTTATAGGATATAGACAATGCTTGGAGCCAGTGCATATCGAACTTAGCATTAGCAGCAATAAGCACATCATATTCTGACAAGTCTATGTTGTTAAAGTCTGTGTATGTTATTGGTTTGGAGCCGTCAAATATGTGTAGTGTTACTGGCCGTGCTCTGGTTTGCCACGGAACAGCATCAGGAAACTTAGTTGTTTCGAAGTCAAACGCCGCTACCTTTTGCATAGTGTCCTTTCATTGTTGTAAAGCCGTGCCGCTAAATTTAAATATTATACTAAATCCCCGAATAGTTTGGGCCAATTAACAGCAAACACATCCCTCACTTGGCACATAATATGGCGCATATCTGGATGGGCTGCTTTACTACATCTTAAATCAAATATGTGCCGCCATTCTCTTACATTAGTTGTGACTACAATGTCTGTTGCTAATGCGTTGGGTAGCACTGACCTTGCATCTTCTGGTTTAACACCATGCCCCAATAGACGTTCATACACTTCAAAAGAGGATTCCATTACCCCTCTCCAAGCAACATAAGATCTCCACTGCTTTGGTTCATCTGAACAAATACCAACAGGACAAATAAATCTTGGTTCCCGGCCACCATAGTTTACATATCTTGTGCTTTCTTGACTAAACGATGCAATCCTATGGCGCACAAGCTCATGGCTAATCCCACGATCAACAGTGAGGGACACAGTAATACTACCATGCTCAAGCACACTACCGTGGCCCCTTTTAATAAGCCTTTGTATAAAGTTTTCATTTGTGCCCAATGCTTCTTCTGATTTGTAACAAGTGCGCCCTGCTTTTTCAATTAACAATTCCATGTTTGGGGTTGATTCTAAAATAGTAAAGCTTGGCTCGATTATTTGCATTAACGTTCCCCTCTGTGATCCTTTGAGAAAAATTCTTCAATATTGGCAGCAACCTTTTCAAATCCGTCTATGGTAGCACCTCTGGGGTAAGTTTTATCGGTCAATCTATTACCATATAAATCGATGAGCTTATATTCCCCTGGGGCAACTTGTGTGAAAATGTAATAACTACCATTACGCTTAACAACATGCCCTTGATATAGTTTACCTTTTTCATCCTCAAGAGTAAAACCTTTACTAACTACCCATTCTTTGTTTCTGTCAACAACTTCACTTTGTCCCCAATGGGTAATCTCAAAACGTGTTGTGTCTTGCTCATCAATAAGTGCAGTAAGTTCCCCATCACATGCATTTGCATCAAGTAAAGTGCTTAGTGTTATGGTTTTTGGTGCTTCCATAGGTATCTCCTTGTATTGTACGTAATAATCGCCTTGTTGTTCTTCACTCCGCAGTTCATTAAGATGCTCTAAGGTACCATCCCAATTTTTGAGGGCACTCCAATTATTTTCTCTAAGTGCATGTTCTGTTACTTTGTGGCCTACGTAATTTATAACTTTCCACTCTCTACCACAAGACACAACCTCAAAAAATCTTTCTCCAGCATCAACCTCCTCAAAATAAGGAAGAGAGCCGTTATAAAACCAATCTTTTCTTGTTGGCTGGTCAGTGAAATAAGCATAAAAATCGTCTGTAACACTCACGCATTTTCTCGGCTTACCATCCAACCAGAAATCCATCTCACCGTCACTGCTAAATTCCACTGGTCTGGTTGTCCCTGTAAACCTATAGTATTCCCCAACTTCAAATTTGTCTACCATTAGTAACCATCCTTATATATTGCTCGTTGTGGATCAAGAATTGCTGTTGACCAACCCTCTTCTCCGTCTTTGTTCTTACACACAGACAACCAGCGCATAAAATCATCTGTGTCCTGCTCAACTTTACCAATACCTAATGCAAAGTCAAGCTCCCCTGGTTTACCTACCTTGCTATAGTTCATGTGTTCTTTTTTTAAAATCTTCCTGCTGGCTGTGTTGCCGTCGCCTTGACCTAAAGTAATAATGTCAATTGGATAGGTCTTGGCTAAGTTGCGGTACTTAACATATAAATTCTGTATGCGTAGCACCTCTGTCATTGTGTGCCCTCCTCTAAAAGCCACCTTATCCGCAATGTCAATGAGAATAATATTTGGTTTTTTATCCTGCACCAACTTCTCAATTTTACTTACAGTTAGTAAAGCGTCGTCGATTAAATCAAAGTTTTCCCCAACCTCCTCCATGAATTGGTCATAGTATTTGTAAATATTTTCAGCATATTGTGCGTTTGTAATACCAAAATAAGACAGCAGCACTCTAAGAAAAACTTTACTACCTTTTTCCTCGTTGTTGTAGTAATGTACCTTGGCCCCCTCCCTTAACCAATGGGCCACACAGTTTGCGCCGAAAGAAGTTTTACCTGTTGATACATATGCAAACACATGGCCCAATCTACCACCATTTAAAGCTCCAAGGTTTTTGTTCAGAAATTCAACCGGCCACGTCCAACCATCTCGCCTCACGGCAACGTGCAACAACTCCTCGGCTGATGGAACATAGCCAACTTCTTCAACTTCCCTGTTAACTTTTGTTTCATATCTTTCAACTAAGGTTTTAACTCGATCAACTTCAAACTTTTTCTGACCATCAAGAACTGGTAGTAGATCCTGGCTCAGACTGTTGGCAATGTCCACACCAATACGATCTTTAATAATGTTCTCGATCAAACTACTGCTGGTGTCTACTGCATCAAGACGATCAACTATTGTTTTATATATTGGTTGATCATCATCCTTTAAAAACTCATGGTGCAAATAGGTGTTGAATTCGTCTGTTGATATGTAGCTATGGTCTGGGTAGGTTTCATAGTATCGGTCAACAGCGTCAAAACACACCTTGTATTCTGGTTCCTCCTTTGCCAAGCTGCCCATTGTGCCTGTGTATCTGTCCCAAACATCACGGTCCTTCAAAAATGTGCTTAGGATTTTAATGTCCATGAGCTTCCTTGTCTGCTTTGTGGTTGGTCAGATCTTTTTTTAGCCTCACAATACCGCGCATCAAATATAACCCAACAAAAACGCACAAACCTATTAGTATAAGCACTAAAGGGAACCACCCAGCAGCCTTCGTGAGAGTCCTTAAAACATCTACAAAGAACATGTAGGCAACAGGCAACACCACGCCACAGACACCAAGAAATCCCCCCATGGCCCCATCTGCACCAACATACTTACCTAAATGTGTTTCTCCATCTGTCACATACCACACAGCACCTGTTATCAACACATAAGCCCATATTATAACAGTGTATGCAACACCAACTCCCCCGAATACCCACAATACAAAATCTGTAGCTTCCATGTTCTATTCCTTTCTCATTTTATATGATCCTTTGGGTCAAGCTTTGTTATTATACTATAGCAATCATTACCGGTCAAGCTTTTTATGCGCCGTGCTATGGTTTTACTATAGTCTTTTTTATCGTAATCTAACCACACTTCGACAATCGGCCAACTACTGAGCATTGGTATTAGAGCGTCATGCACCACGCTGCCCAGTAGAGCATAGCAGGCTTTAGTTCGGGCAACCTTGATCATACTGACAATATCTTCAACAAGAACAACTGCAGTGCCAGTGTAATTAGCAGGCTGCTTAAAACCATAGATTAGTTTTCTTTTCTGGCGCACGTTAAGATACTTGGGTTCGACACCTCGTCCCTGATAATAGACAAGTCTGCCCTGGTCATCAAATATAGGCATAATAAGGCGACCCCCACCACAACCAAAACCGGCAGCATCAATTTCATCTTCAGACAAAGCATACTGTTGTATCCAATCTTTCCATTCTTCGTTTATACCAGGTTCAAAATCCCAAGGCAACAAAACCTCTTCTGTTGTTATGTCCACACAAGATGATTTTTTCAGATGTTGTTTAACGGCCTTAATAGTCTGTTTAGGGCCACTTATTTCGCCATTAGGGGTAAAGGTTGTCTTACTCCCACATTGTCCACTGTGACAGCAATAAAGCGTGCCTGTGATCAAATTACAAGTGTATTGTTTTACCTTCCCACACTTGGGGCATAAATAAGGGCCCGTCCAGCTATTTGACATCTATGAACGCTATGCTTTCCACATAGCCTGTTCCTTGTCCCATACCGCACTCAATGTCCATAATCTGTATAACCTGTTCGCCTCTTATAAAAAAAAATCTATTGTCAGTGTCACCTGCGCCATCTCCTGCAATAAAGACTGAAATACCATCAAAAGTTTTCAGTAAGGTAACTTCTGTGCCGTCAATTGTTATCGCTTTTTTGATTTTCATTTTATCTCCAATAGTACCTATTAAAGTATTTTCTTCCACATGCTTTTCTTCCTTTCAATAAGGATTGATCGTCATACTCTCCAGCAGAAGCATATTGTAGATAGTAGTGCATAGCTTCGTGGATCACGGTACATAAATCTGTTCCAGACACAGACCAAAGACCTTTTTTACATGCTATGACAAACCCATGCTTATCTCTTTTTGTTATAGTTCTCAAACTAAATTTGTCCATATTCAATCCTTTAGAGCAATAACGGCACCCGTAATAACACCGAATAGATAATCTATGAAGATAAAAATAGGCGGTTCAGTAACACCTACGGAGTTAGCTAAGAAATAACAAAGCCCAAAACAACAACAAATACTAAGAATGTTAAAGAGCATATTTCTCTACCTCCTTTCTTAGTTCTGCCCATTGTGATTCCGTCATGTTCTTACCTCCGCTTACCAGGCCCATGACACAATGCTTGAAATCCCACATGGTGCGACGGAAGGCTACTTGTTCTTTGACAATGCGCCAAATGTTTTCTTGTTTTTGTAGGTCAACTAAGGTGATCATGTTTTTATTTCCTCATTATTATACCGATATCTCTATAAGTTAATAGTTATGAATGCAAAGTATTACATATTGTTTGTGTTACGGATTCCGCTACCTCATCTGTGGTATAATCACCAAAGATGTTTATTCTTGTACTACGAGGTTCTATCCCATCAAAAATAATAAGTACAAAAGACATACCTTCTTTTTCTAATGATTTTTCTATTTTTTTTATTTGTTCCATCTTTTTGTTAGCCATCAAATTAATCCTTCTTTTATTATTAATAAGTTAAAAATTCATAACAATTCAATCCACCTGACCACGAGAAGTTCAGTCGTTTAACTGAAATCTGTCTGCGTGGCAGGTGATCTTGGCGTTATGTGTTAGTACTCCATACCATAGTCTGGTAGTTCTCCCGGTTGTATAGTCCCGGACTCAAGTATGGATATTAAGCAATTAAATTACCTGGAACCATCTTCGCCACAATCTGCTTTGAAAGCATTTTCGTGTTTATAACAATACTCAAGTGCTTGCTTTTTCGTCATAGTACCAAACTTATTGGCATTATCTTCTGCAACACATAACAAGTCATTTAACTCAGACTCACTCATCCGCTTCGCTCCAAAGTGTCTTGATATTTTGTTAAAGTGTCAAACACATATTTTGGTATTTCTTCCCAATTGTGTCCGTTGTAGTCCTCGATAGACCAAAAAAACTTATCTCCGTCTTGTTTAATAGCAAGTCCACCGTAGTGATTGTATATGTTACCTATTTCACGTAGCATTTATACTCCTTTTGGTGTGATATGTAACACATAGGCCGCATTGACCGCCGCAATGGTGTTGTTTTGTTCGTCCCGGAAAAGATAGGATCCGTCTTTAATAAAAACATAATCGGCCGTAATGTCAATAGGGTCTTGATCGGTAGAAAAAACAACTCTAAAAGCTACTGATTTACATACTAACATGGTGCTTCCTTTCTTTAAAGCATTTAAAACAACAAAAATTATAGTCAGATATCTCCCGAACTCCTGGCCTGTCCCCGAAGTGTTTTATTGTTTTACCACAAATTGGGCAGGTTGTCCATAACAGTTTGCAAGGGTCTTCACATCCATTACAATCGTCAGGCACATAAAACTTAGTGTTGCGACATGTTATTTCTTTGCACGGTTGTTTCATGGGTACTCCTCCTCTCATCTTTAGTCACGAGTTTTCCTTTTCTGCATTGTTTTTTTCCAGTACAACCCTTGGCTAAGATCCCGTTCCATTTTCAGACCAACTAAAGCTGCTTGGTGGTGCTGGTCAACATAGTCTTCTAATTGATCCTCAGACCAACCACCATAGGTTCCTCCACCAGTATAAAGAGGATCGTGCCATAGTAACCATTGGGCCACTTTCCCCTTTAGTGTTTTTAGTATAGTGCAATGTTCGTTCCATGACAAGAAATATTCCCAACAATTGTTATTTTTTGCATGGGCCTTTCTTTTCTCACATAAACTAAGGTGCAGATCTTCCATGTTAACCTCTTTCCTCCCCCACCATGTTTTTATACAGGCGCATAATGTTTGCTGGCAGCTTGTCCTGGTGGTTACGCAGCACATGCCAGAACTCGTCTGTTGTCATTGGTCCGTAGGTTAGTACCATTGCTTGCTTTAATGTTTTTTTCATGTGTCTACCTCCATTTTCTTAAATGTTTAATCCCCAATATAACAAGAACTTTCATTTTAGACCATCCTTCTTTTTTATCGTTTAATTTTACTTGACAAGGCTTTAAAAATTCAATCCATTTTTCATCCGGTATATCATGGTTTTTAAAATAACTCTCTATGACAAGTGCACTACCATCATGTTTTAAGCATAAGGTGTCATTGTCTGATACAACCCTTTCTTTGTGTAACAGACCAATATCAAAAACCATCCCCTTATCAGCAATAAATGTGGATATGTATTTTTTTCTGTGATAAATCTTCATTTTTTAATATCCCTTCCTGTTAAAATTAGTTTTTGCCTGCTGTGATAATTTAGCTCTCGCTTCGTCAGTCAGATGTCTTTTTGGTCCTCGCCCAAACCTGTATGACCAGAGAGCACAATCTTCAATTTCACACAACCTTACTTTCGACTTATTACCCGCACAACACTCAAGACATTTTTCTTTAATAGCTTTCAATGGGGTGATAATTTTTGTTTCTTTTTTCACGGTAACGTGTCCTTTCTTTTTAGTCACCTTATTTTAAATTGTTAATAAGCGTCTGTAATTCGTCTACCTCTTCACAAACTTTTGCAATATTTTTTATAAGACCTAAGTTTTTGTTAAGTCCCCTGCCAATTGCTTTTGCGCTTGTGTCCATCACTAAATCAGAAAGTTCTGAAACTAACAAATCGCACCTATTTTTTAAATGTGATAGTGCATCATGTGGACAATCGAAATGTTCACCGATGTCTGTTACAATAGATACTGTAAAATTATCATTTTTAATATTTTCAATATTTTTGTGTATGTCTGCAATATCGCAAATGGTCTCCATTTTACCTTTTACTTTTTCAATGTCAAAGCCATACTCACGAAAGCGTGTCAACATAAATTCAATTTCAGAATGCAATGTTTTATTTAAAAAATCAAGTGCTTCTTTTTTACCATTAAGCACCGCACCACCATGCACTTTAATTAAAATCTTCACGTCGTGATACCCCTTCTTTTTAATAATTAGCAAACAACACGCAGTCATCATCGAAACATACTAATAATGTGTTGGCTTGTAACTCCTCCCCAGCAAAGTCAGGGTCAACATTGCACTTCTCACAGTACTCGGCAATACCTTTGTACTCTACAAACTCACAACAGATGGCAATTACATCAAGCTCATAATTATCAAACTCGTTCAGATAGTCGTATAAATAAGTTAAAGCTCGTGTTGAAAACTGATCACCTCGGCCCATAGATTCAAATGCTTGGATAAATTCAAATTCGTTTAGTTTTTTGTAGATCATGCTAGTTCCTCCTTAATAGTAATAACTCATAGTATATCACACTTAAGCTCTTGGCAAGATGAAAATAAATAAAAAAAGTTATTGAACAATATTAACAGGTTATAAAATAAATGAAAATACTGCCCTTGACAAACCCTTAAATAATACACATATATATACTATAAGGGAGTGAACGAAGTGAACGACCTATTCGGTGTTCTCTTCTTATCACTCCCAACTAACTATCAAAAGAAAAAATCTAAAACTCATTTCATTCGCTTTATCTTTTTTCTTTTTTTTTCTCCTTTTTTTTTCTTTTTGTTTTAAAGTGTTTCCGCCGGTACTTTGGCGGAAGGGAATAAGCACTATAACACAAAAGGCATAACTACAAGAGTAAAACAACCACCAAAGAAAATAACTGGGTGTTTATTAGAGGTACATGCGTAGCTGGTAATCTCTAAGCATTTATATATTTTTACCCATTCGCTGCTTAATGCCACACCAGATTCAATAGCTATTTTAGCTGTTATATGTTCTGGGTGTATGCCATCTAATAATAATTCACCTACATTTGATGGTAGTAAGCTCTCATACTCTGGATAGTCAAGATCAGTATCTACCTTTTCCCAGGTTGTTTGTTTCTTTGTTATTATGGTGGGGAAATAAAAACCGTTGGTTAACGATGTGTTAAAGGCAAGCAACACCTTACCATTAGTTGCAATGGCCTGGCCGTTAAAAACTTTTAAAAACCGCATGTACTTCCTGTCCTCTGTTTTGCTAAGGATATGCTTTGCAGCTGCGTATTCTGGATTGTTCATGGTTATTCCTCCAAAGATTCAATGTAGTGAGTTGACTTCATTAGTTGATGGTTGGTTGTGCTCTCTTGTCTGTCCCAGGAATAACAAATAATTGCTGTTAATATGGTGCCGATGAGTAACAAGATAGGCGTTGCTTTCATGATTCATTCTCCTGTTTAAAGACCGTAATGTATCCGCTGTATTTGTTCCAATGATCTGTAAGCTGTCCGAGCATAAAGCACATCGTCAAGCGTTTCGACACTATGCCCGTTGATGGCAGAAACGAGTTCCAGTTCGGCCTGTGTTGCAATGCCCAGATCAATTAAGATGTCACAGTTTTGTTCTCCTTTTGTTGTTGTTTTGGCTTAAAGTAACAGGTTGTTTTCAGACTGTCAAGGATTATTTTGCAGGAGAGCTTAACTATATATAAAGATAAGTGTATATGTTAAATATGACGGACACTGTATTGGTGTGTGATTGTTTGACTAATCCGCTACGCCCCCTAAAAGTAGATAACTACTTGTTTTAATTAATTGTATGGTCAGACAAAGAATTATTTTAGAGGGGGCTAAGGGGGGATAAGGGGGTTGTACATATATGTTGACCCTCCGTTAAAAATTATCTAACCATTTTTTTTTGTAATAGCTGCTACTAAAAATTATCTAACTAAAAATTATCTAATCAATCACTGAGGAAAAGCATGACTAAAAATAAGGGGGGACGACCAAGAGGCGCTGGCAGTTTGTTCTTTGATTCTAATTCTATTTATGATATTGACCAGTTCCACGAACAGTTTGTTGAGTTGGGGGATATAACTGGATATGAGGCTGCTTTATCTTTACTAACACATGTGCCTAAGTCTCAAAGATGGTCCACTTGGAATGTTTGTTTAGGATTGAAGAAGTTTTCTGACAGGGTTGAACTAATGGTGCAGGAAATACAAGCCAAGCAAAGAGCCGCCGCCATTAAGAAGTTGGTTGAATCTGATTCGGACGCTGCTAATAAATTCATTGCCACATCAGCCTATGAGGAAAAACAAACCAAGGCAAAACGTAGTAAAGCGGCAAAAGATGCGGCAAAAGAAGCGGCCGACACTAAAGAGGACATGGCTCGTATTGAGGAAGCTTTGGGCAGTATTATGGAGAGTTCATGACAGTAATTGCACACTACACAGCACGGGATGTGAGTGGAACAACGCTAATAGATCTTAGTGGGAATGGTAATAACGCAACATTGATTTCTGTTCCTAATAGCAATCTCCCATACCTGTCGGTTATAGGAGCAGGGGCAATCATAAGTATGCCTGACCTTTTTAACGGCGTTACTGATGGCTATACAATAGGTTTTAGTTGGTCTAAGTGGGGTAAGAATTACAGCTCCGCAAGGAACTTTCATGCCTACAACACTGCTGATATTGGTACATCGTCTATATACCTATCCTATAGTACTGGTGCATCCAATTATGTTATAAGGGATTCGTCGTCTGGGGCTTATTTAATCGCGGGGAACACTGTTGTCTTAGGGCAAGCCATTACAGAAACAATAACGCATGCAAGTAATGGGGATATAATTAAATATGAAAATGGAGCGATTATTAACTCTAGCAATATTTATTACCCTGAGAATATAAGTAGAGAAAGAACATACATAGCAAGTGGAAATTTTGCCTACAGCGGAACCATTGGTGGAGGCAATGTGCTTTTTGATAATTTCGTCTTCTGTGACTATGTTTGCTCCTCGGAAAAAGTAGGGTACATTGACAGAGTAGGCACACCAGAACCCTATTACTATGAAGGTGATGTTACGTTTAACTCATTGCCGCAGTCTTGGGAGTTATATCTCGTGCAGGACTCCACAGGTATTATAGTCGACACTACTACATCATCGGCATTGGTTGGAGGAAGCTATAAGCTTTACACACCGTATAATGAAACACACACTATCTATTTAAAAGTAGAAGAGACTGGTGAGGACAACGAAATTAGATCCAAACGAACTCCTGATGGTCAGGTAACATAGAAAGGTATATTATGTGGGGTGGGGGTTTTAATACGGATGTTCTTTTTCAGCACTTGCGTGATTTAGGCTATGCTGGTGCTTTGGAAGATATGAAGTGGCATTATTATGTTGCTGATTTAGGGTTTCAGTCTGACTTGGATTATTTAGAATGGTCTTGGCTTCAAACTAAAATAACCACTTCGGCCGAGTCTTTAGCTTTTGATTTGGCGGGTGATTTAGGTGGAGGTCCTGATGGTGTGTACAATGGAGCTTTAGAAGATCTTTGGGCATTGGTTGTGGATCAACAGGGATTGGACGCAACAACTTATTATGAGCTGTATAGTTTATTGTTTGTAATGGGAGATAAGGGTGATATTGTTTCCGGCACTAATTTTTCTGTGTCTATTCCAGGTGTGCGTTATGGTATTGTAAATGATGTTGTTACTGAGTTTGCTGTGAATGAAGCTCCTGTTGAGGATAAAGGATTAAGGGGATGTCCTCCTTTTACACAATACCAGCGTAGGGCGGCAACGTTTGCTGTTAATAACTGGATAAACTTTGAGTGTGTTGTTACTGATGAGGGACCACACCAAGGCACTAACATATACCGTTTTACACCAAATTCAGCAGTTTCTGTGGCTAATGGCGGATACCAAAATATACCAATAGCAGACAATGACACTGTCGGCGTTCGTTATTTAGTAAGGGGCACGATTCCTGATTTCCGGTGGAGGATTAAGCGTAAAGACGGGTCTATCGTCTCAATATTCATAGACCTAACAGACGGGTCTTATACCAAAGACGCAGGACTTGATGGAGGTATGTCGGATTACAGGGATGGTTGGTACGAGGTTTTTATTCATGCAGATGTGCTGACAGGTGCTGGAGTTAATTCTCAGGTTTATTACGACATTGCTATGCCTTATGACGATCCTGATAAATGGTTTGAGATATGCCAAGTAAGTCTGCTAAATTATGGCAGTGGCGTGGTTAGTAAGTTACCACATGTCGATAGCGATAATACAGGGTTTACAAGCATCGTCTCAGAAACAGGCGCAACAAGCTTTGACCTTGACGATCCATCACTTACTGGGCTTAAACAAATACTGCAAGGCCCTGATGCAGAGGGTCATATTGAATTTACGTTTGTGAGTAATGTCGACAGCTCGAACAACTTTAATATCCTAACATGCAACAACACTGGATCAAGTGTTGTTAACTACACCACAGTATCAGGGTTTACATCAACAGACGGCACGAATACAGACGCTGTGGCTAAAACACTGGCTGTTGGTGATGAGGTAGATCTTGTGCTTGACTTTGATACAACAGGGCTACTGCTCACTGTCGATGGTGTGGCCGGAGTGAAGCAGCCGTTTGTTGGATCATGGGGAACCGAAGACCTGAAATTCTTTTACGGAAACACGATCAACGCAGGGTGGATTAAAACAGGATCTTTAAAAATATCAGACAAACCACAGTGGACATAAGCATGGATATTTATTTCGTAGTAGCTCCTGAGCAATATGCTAATCATACTATTCTTGTTATGCCAGATAACGATTACTTACCATTAGGGTCAAACATTAATTCATTTCCTTTGTACAAAGATGATGAAAAAGTAATAGTAAAGTCTCGCATTGAAGAGGACAACTTAGTAGGTTGGTTAGATGAAACATGTGATTGTGGTGATCAGTTTGGTCCTAATGCGGTGGCCTATGTTGGCATGGTAAATACATACATTGGTACAACATGGGAATCAGTAGTGGCCGCCTATCCAGAACTAACAACACCAACTTATGAAAC